GCACTCTGGGCCAAGGCTTTGGCAAGACCTGAAGTCGTGTTGGGATCAGCCGACTGCATGAACTCGATTTTCTCTCGAAGCTCTTCATACTCCAGAAAGGAGCTGTACTCCTCCTCAGCCAACCCTAAGGTATCATTGAGGAGAGCATAGGCCCTCTGGTGCACGAACTCCCTGTTCACGAAGCTAGAGATCATTGCTCTGATCTCGTTGTTCTTGAACTTGGGCATGAACTGCTCAATGTAGTTCGTACCGACTGCTACGTCAGACTGGGTGAAGAGCCGAAGGATTGAGGTGATGTGAAGCTTCTCCTCAGGCGTAATGATGCCCCCTTTCCATTGGGCGACATCCTCGTGAAGTTTAGCCTCCCACTCACCCCAGTGGATCTTCTCATGCGAAATAGCGAAGTCCACAGCCCATGGGTACTGAAATGGTTTGTAGACAATAGATGGTTGTGTAAGGCTCATAATTTATCCATGGCAGGCTAGACACTCTTCAGCATCTCTGAGTGCATTCCTGGTTATCTTTTGACTGATCTTATCGGCACTCACGCCAGCATTGGTCCTCAAATAGTAGAGACCCTTTAGTCCCCCTTTGTACGCCCTCAGGTGTACCGAGTTGACATACCCTTTGTCTGAACCTGCGGGGAAGAAGAGGTTGAGACTCTGGCCCTGACAGACCCAAGGCTGCCTATGGGCTGCATGGTCCACCACCCAACCTTGGTCCAACTCGAAGGCAGTCTTAAAGACTTCCTTGAGATCCTCAGGCAACCCCTCGATATGCTGGACTGATCCATCGCTCAATGTGATGGACTGCCAGATCTCCGAGGTGTTCATGCTGAGGGCTTCCAAGGCCATCTCAAGATACTTGTTCTTGACCAGGTGTGCCCCTGCTCGTGTCCTGTGCGTGTAGGCATTGGACTTCCATGGCTCAATGCTTGGGGAACATCCTACGATGATCGAGGAGTTGGCATTGGGAGCAATGGCAAGCAAATGGGCATTCCTCATGCCGGTGCCTATGAGATCCTCAGGTTCCCCTCGCTCCACCGCGAGCTGCCGTGAAGCAATCTCAGCCTGACCCTTGATGTACTGAAACATCCTACGGTTGGCAGAGACAGCCAAGGCTGACTCCCAGGGGATAAGGTTCCTCTGGAGGTAGCTGTGGAATCCCATGGCCCCTAGACCCAAAGATCTCTCGCGGATTGCCGAGTATTTGGCTTTGGCAAGACTCTCGGGGGCATTGTCGATGAAGAACTGGAGCACATTGTCTAGGAAGCGAATGAGGTCATTGACCATGTTCGTATCCTTCCACTCATCGAAGAACTCAAGGTTCACCGAGGAGAGGCAACAGACGGCTGTACGATCTTCTGAGGTAGCTAGGTGGATCTCATTGCAGAGGTTTGAGCCATTGATCTTCAGGCCCAATGCTTTCTGCGCTGGGTTCAGGTGTTTGTTGGCTGTGTCGATAAAGTTTAGGTAAGGCTCACCAGTACGGAACCTCACCTCTAGAATCCTTTGCCACAACTCACGGGCCCTAACGGAATCCCTGACAGTCTTGTCATGGGGATCTATGAGGTCCCATTGCCCATCGTTGGCCACGGCCTCCATGAAGGAGTCTGTGATGTTGATGGCGTTGTGGATGTTGAAGCATTTCCTGTTGGGATCACCACCAGTGGGGACCCGGATGTTCAGGAACTCAATGATGTCTGGATGACTGACATCGATGTAGGCGGCATACGACCCCTTCCTTGTCTTCCCCTGTCGGTAAGCAGTCATGTCTGCATCGACGGTCTTCAGGAAGGGAATAGGACTAGGGGCAATGTCTGAGGTGGATCTGATGTCCGACCAATGGCCCCCTACGCCTCCACCCTTGACTGACAACCACCGCACCTCTGTGGAGTGATCTATCAGACCCTCTAGGGAGTCTGGGACATAGGTAAGGAAACAAGAGATCGGTAACCCCTTAACCTTCTCTCCTGGCAAAGGGGCATTAGACAATACTGGACTAGCGAACATGAACCAGCCCTTAGAGGCATACTCATAGATCCTTTGGGCTAAAGCCTCATCACCATAGGAATAAGCTAAAGCTGCTCTAGCATAAGCATAGTCTGGGGTCGGCTCATCGGATCTCTGATAGTAGTCTTTAAGTAGCTTTAGTGCCTGATCAGAGTAGTCGTAAGAAGACTCCCTTAAAGTTATTCCTAAGTGATTAGTGCTCATAGTTGTTCTTTTAGTTTGTCATTTGATTAGTTAAGTTTGATCTGTGGATAACTAGGGGGCAGGAAGGCACCCGTGCTCCCCCTACCCCCTCAAGATTCCAGGGGTAGAGAGAGGAATCCTCCCCACCAATTGGCAGTGTAGGACACCCGTGACCAGGCTGGACGGCTCCAGCAAGGCCGAGCCTCTGTACTAGAGACCGCTCCCCGAGAGAAGTAGTTCTCTCTAATGTAGGGGACTTTTCTAAGTTATTGATTTTTAAGAAAGTAAAAAAACAGTAAAAGGTGCCACTACTCTTGAAGAAAATGGCTATACTTACATCACTTTGCTCTAGTGTGCCGTTTCAGGATGTGAAATAAAGGCTCATTAGTCCCCTATACTTGACCAACTGGAGGAACACCATGTTTACAGACCAGCAACTACTTGAGACCCTGATGCTTGAGGATGGGGCGACTCGGTACACCAACGAGGCCGAGTATCGTAAATCACATCAAATGCTAACGACCGCTGAATGGCCTCTGTTCCGACAGGCCTTCCCAGTGGTTGCTGATGCTGTCCACCAGCTTGCTACAGAGCCCAGGAGAGGGTTTGGGAGCGAGTGGCAAGAGGTCTTGTGCGAGGTCGGTACAGACAACGTAGCCTTCATTGGTCTTCAGACGGCCTTCACTAAAGCCATCAACCGAAAGCCTGAAACAGAGGTGGCCTCGGCAATAGGGCAACAGGTCTATGCCCAGCTCGGGAAACAGCCCGAGTACAAGGATGAGGTCACCCTTGGCCTCCAAGTCTTAAGCACCATCCTAGAGTGCGGTGTTTTTCATCTGGTCCAGCCCGAGGGGTTCAAGGGCTACACAACAATCGAGTTCACCGAGGAGGCAACCCAACAGCTCCACGACCTTGAGGAATGGCAAAAGTACATGAAGCCTGTCTACAGGCCCATGGTCACCAAGCCCAACTCAGTGACCCAAGGGTCCTACCTAGACCCTAAGCTGGCTAAGACCGTCTCGATGGTCAAAACCAGCCACAAAGAGCACCGCAAGCTCATCGAGAGTGCAGCTCAGGGTGGGGCTAAGTTTGTTGAAGCCGCAGATGTCATCCAAGGGGTTCCGCTTCGGATCAACCAATGGGCCTTAGAGGCCATTGAGGGGGCCTACAAGGCCGGTCTGTCGGTGGGAAGTATCCCCCCTATCAAACTACCCAAGCAAGGCCGCCTGAGGTCCCAAATAAGGTCTCAGCAGGCCTGTTTCCTTACGGATCTCCATGAGGCCAAGGAATACTCCAAGTTTGAGGAGGTCTACCTTCCAGCCACCTTGGATTTCCGGGGGAGGGTCTATGCCAAGCCCCACCTCAATCACCAGAGATCCGATTACGTGAAGGCTCTTTGGTCCTTTGCCGAGGGGAAACCCTTGGACACCCTGGGGCTCGCCTTTCTGAAGATCCATTTGGCTAACTGCGGGGACTTTAACAAGGTCTCCAAAGCTCCCTTTGAGAAAAGGCTCCAATGGGTCGGGGAGAACCTCTCAAAGATCATTGAGACGGCGATCAATCCATTTGAGGACCTGTGGTGGACGAAAGCAGACTCACCGTTTTGCTTTTTAGCCTCCTGTCATGAAATCCATCAGTATTACCTGAGCCCAGATACTTATGTCTGCCACCTGCCGGTGTCGGTCGATGGGTCTTGCTCGGGCCTACAACACTATTCGGCAATGCTGAGGGATTCTGAAGGGGCGGCTTATGTCAACCTAGTGCCCAGCGATACACCCCAAGATGTCTACAAGGAGGTCGCGAACATCGTCAATGAGTTGGTCCTTAGCGATACGGACGAGCCCATGGCGGCTGAGTGGTTAGAGCACAAGATCGACCGAAAGGTCACTAAGAGGGCCACCATGACTCTCTGCTACGGCTCCAAGCAGTATGGCTGGAGAGAGCAGCTCATGGAGGATTTCATGCGTGAGTACACAAAGGAGGTGGAGCTTGGTGCGAGGGATAAGCACCCGTTTGCGGAGCCTAACAAGGCTTCAGCCTATATGGCAAAGAAGTTGGATGTTGCTCTTCGGAAGACTGTGAAGGCAGCAGTTGAGGGCATGGATTGGTTACAGGAAGTGGCGGGTCTCTTAGCATCTGAGAACAAACCGGTGATCTGGACCACCCCCATCGGATTCCCAGTAGTCAATGGCTACTACGAACCTATCCTCAAGCAGGTGGACATCAAGATCAAGGGCAAGCGCAAGCGCCAGCAACTCTTACTGGGTTACACAGACCAGCTTAAGAGAACCAAGCAGCGCTCAACAATTGCTCCGAACTTTGTCCACTCTTACGACGCAGCTCACCTCATGATGGTGGCCTTAGAAGCCAAGAAGCAGGGGATCAATTCGTTCCTCCTGATTCATGACTCCTTTGGCTGTCTACCAGCAGACATGGGTGTTTTCTCGGGGATCGTAAAGGAACAGTTTGTGAAGCTTTACGAGAACCACGACCCGTTCCAAGCAGTCCATGAGAATGCCCTGATCGCCTTGAGCGACAAGGGTAGAGCCAAGTTGTCTCCACCGCCCTCCAAAGGGAACCTGGACATCCAGGCCGTCAATCAATCGCAGTACGCATTTGCATAGAGGAACCAGTGAATAAACTAGAGATGATCCAGCGTGTGCTCGAAGACAACAATGCTCTTCTACCAATCGATGTTGCTACCCAGCTTTCCAATGAGGGTTACGACATTTCAGGCCTTACGCAATCCTTAGATGGATATAGCGTTGAGGATTTCTTACTTCGTTACGAGGAAATTTATGGCGAATAATAAACAGAAGTTTGTATCACCAAAGGGGGTTGCCCAATACCCATGGCTCACTAAAGCGGACACCAAATTCAACGCCGAAGGCGTGTTCAAAGTCTCCCTTTCAGTTCCCAAGGCAGAGGCCAAGGACTTAGTTGACCAGGCCAAACAAGCCTTCGTGGATGAGTTCGGTCAGTCCAAGATGTCAAAGGCTCACATGCCGTTCAAAGAGGACGAAGAAGGCAATGTAGTTTTTAGCTTCAAATCGAAAATAAAGCCCCGCCTGTATGACTCTCAGGGCAAGCCGATCACAGACGATGTGGCGGTTGGGGGTGGTTCAGTGATCAAGGTCTCAGGTGCGTTTGGTCCCTACAACAAAGGGGCCAACATGGGTGTAGCCCTGTATCTGAATGCCGTGCAGATCATCAAGCTGACGGAGATCTCGTCTTCTCCATTTGGAGAGGAAGAGGGTGGCTATGTGGCCGCCGCTCAGAGCGATGACTTCCCGGCTACGACCAATGAAGTCGAGTTTTAATCGCAATAACTTCAAGGTTGATGGAGGCTTTCGTTCAGGACTCGAAGAAGAGATTGCCAAGCAGCTTGAAGATTCAGGTGTGGAGTATCAGTACGAGAAGGAGAGGATTCCGTATGTTCGTGACTGTTACTACCTGCCTGACTTCAAGCTGCCCAATGGCATCTACGTAGAAGCCAAGGGACGATTCACTAAAGAAGACCGAGGGATGCTCTTGAAGGTCAAGAAGCAGCATCCCGAGGCTGACATTAGAATGGTCTTTAGCCGCTCAAAGGCAAAGATCAGCAAAGACTCAAACACAACCTATGGAGACTGGTGTAAGCGCTGGGGCTTTCCCTACGCTGACAAAACTATTCCCGATGAATGGATCAAGGAGAAAAAATGACTCAGTGTCAGGCAATTATCAATCACATGAAGAAGACCGGTTCAATCACCATGCGTGAGGCATTGATTGACCATGGAGTCCAGTGTCTCACCAAGCGCATCCAAGAGCTGCGTGAAGAGGGCTGGATGATCGTAAGTGAGCGCAAGACTCACCCCATCACTAACCAGCGCTATACACGCTACCGTTTGGCAAAGAAGACGAGGGTCAACTGATGCAGCCTGACGAGAAGATGCTTCGCTTCGAGTATGTCTCCTCGGGCGATGGCTTTGGTGAGTT